TTATAGTTCTTGAATTTTCTTTTGGATAGAAGCAACGATGCTATTAACGCTATTTCTTAGTACGCTAATATAGACACGGTTACGGATCTTAACCCAGTAAGAGTTAGTACTATTAATTTCGTCTTCGAGAGGCGTAATAACACGAGTCATTTCGGCTTCGACTAGAGCTTTAATATCGTCGAATTTAAGACCTTTTAATACGCTAACTGCGTTTTCTTTTGCTAATTCGATAGCGTCGTTGATGATGTTTTTAGTTAAAGTATTCATTAGTTAATCTCCTTAGTAAACATAGTAAGTGCTTCTTGTTTTTCAGAATCCATACGGTTATAGACACCTTGTCGTACGTCGTAGCTTAGCGAAGCGGATATCCATTCGCTAGACTTATTCGATTCGTAGACACCGACGATTAAGTCGTAGTCGAAACGTTTATCGTCGACCCAGGATAGATTCCACTCGTCGGTATAACCTGGTACGTAAGCTAACGCTTCGTTAAATAAGTCGACGACATTGCCTGGGCCATACTGTACGGCTCTTGACCAGATTACGTTTTGTAACGCCTCGGAATGTTTGTCAGCATGCAATCCATTATTAGCTAAATAACGACATGCCTTATCATAGTATTCGCTTTTAATGTAATCGTGTTGCATACGCAAGAAACCTTGAGGATCTACCGATGCTAGATACTTCCATTGGCTAATAAAAGCATCGCTATTAACGTCGTACTGATTTAAGCTATTCGCATAGTCTCGATAATACGCACCGTAATCGATGCCCCATTGAAGAAATTCGTCGACGCTACCCGTATTGCTGGCTAACTGATATGCACCGTAACTAATACCGCCTAAGTCGCCATAACCCGTGCTTACGCATCCAGGATCGCCGTTCGATTCATATAATGCACTTAAATCGCCTAATGCCATTTGTCTTCTCCTTTACGTATAATAGCCGCTCCACCGATGAAGCCGACTAGACCAGAAGCTATATTCGTCGATAATTCTGTTCGGTCGTATAGTATCGACATGATAAGAGCGATAACTAAGCCGCCGACAGCTAATATCTGTACGATAGCTTGTAATTTGTTATTATCGATCATGTATAACCTCGTTATAAAAGGAGCCCCTTATAAGAGGCTCCCATTAATAGTTTTTATTTAATTTTATCTCGTAATGCTTCGAGTTTATCGGATAAGTTATCGATACGTGTATGACTTAATTTAGTAGATTCCTCCACGATCGAGATACGACGATCGAGAGCACGTCGATCTTCTCTCGAAGCTTCGATCTGTTTTTGCAGTTCTTGATATTGTACGGCGATATTATCGAGCATCGTAACGATTCGCTTTTCGAAGGCTTTTCTGTCGGCTTGGTTTTCTTCGACAGCATGAACCGCTTTAAAAAAACCACCGATCAACGTTGCGATACCGATAACCGCCATTATAATTTCTGCTGTCGTCATAGAGTCTCCTTGTTTATTATTAAATTCATAAACATTATGCTTCTGGAGTACCATTATCGGCTAATACTTTTTTACGTAATGCCTTTACTTCGGTACTATAAATCGTATTAGTAGCGCCGAGGTTAATATACCATTCGACAGAAGAATTCCCCAATAGTGTATTGTAAGAGATATTAGATTTGTTAGGAGCTACTTGACCGTTAATTATATTGTAGTTATTTACAATGCTAATACGGTACGGATATACTTCGATATTCTTTTCTTTAAGGCCGTCGGCGTTCACTACGTAATTAATACCGACAAAAACGGCGTATGTATTTTTATCGAGAGTAATAATATACATATAGTTGCCCATCGGCAAAAAATCATACCAACTTGTCGCCATATATAAAAAAGTGCCGGCCTTATCAGTCGTTATGCTTGCGGAATGAAAGCATTGGTCGATAGGATCTAAGGCTATCTTCGATACTTTTTTTTCTTCATATTTCTCAGTCAAATTAACAAACCCAGCTGCCATATTAGCTTGTGCTTGTGATGCAAAAATAAACATTGTCGAGTCTATCGGCATAAACCTTATCGGTTTATTATTAATATCTACCGCTTGAAATTGTTGAGTCTTAGCCGATGCATTAATAACGTCGTTATTGATTCTACTTATAAAACAAGTCTCGTCATAACTATCATTTATTATTGTGCATCTTAAATAGACGGCCGTACGGTCTAATAACGGTTTATTCTGGAACGGTTTTAGATAGCTATAGCTATTAATATCGGTAAAGATAACTTCCTTTTTAGGCTTATCTTTGAAGCTATAGATAAACTTATAATTATCGTTATGTGCATCGGAAGAAATAACTACGTCTTCGTGTGTTTCGTTATATACGGCTAACGATTCTTTATTCTTAAAGAAAGTACCGTTAACGATATGAAGGTCTTGTTCGACTCTAGCACGTAAAGAATTAGACTCGTTATATACACCGCCACCCATCTCGGTAAGTTGCTTAATATCAATATCAGTAAAGTCTCGTACATTACTACGGACTAATACACGTTCCTTACCGTCTTCTAGTCGCATACGATTAATCATATACCAATCTGGTTCGCCAGTACTAATCTGCTTAATTTCGTCGGCAAATTTGCTTAATTTACCTTCGGAGGTTACACCTTTAGCAGTGATAGCTTCTTTGATAGCTTGTTTTTTAGTTTGAATACTATTTACTTCATTAATAAGATCTTGTATTGCCATAGTATTCTCCTTTAATTGTTAACGTTTCTTAGTGCTGTTAAGAGTGAATTCATATCGTTATTATATTGAGTAGTCGTTACATAATTGTTTAATGCATTCTTAGGAGCATACAACTGATCGGCCTTAAATTGGTTAAGTACTTCACGACCATTAAGATATGCTACGGATGGGTATATAGTAAGAATAGGTTGGTTAGCTTTATTCTTAATAACGAGGTTGGTCGGGTTAGACTCAAAGATATGGTTAGCTAAGGTAAGACCGGCTGTTTGGCTAATATTAATCGTACCGGTTACGTTATTATCACCAGCCTTAGATACATAAGCATCGTTAGCTTGGGTAAGCGTTAAAGAATTGCCGATATCGGTTTTCTTGGCATATGTAGTATCTGCATCGGATTTAGATAAATAAGTATTATTAGCGTTAGCAGTCGTTACATAGTTAGATAAAGTAGAGCTTGCCGCGTAACCACTTAAATCTGTCTTTTTAGCATATGTATTAGAAGCATCTGTTTTATTTAAATAAGTAGTAGATGCAATAGAAGTCGTTAAATAATTGCTTAGACTAGCTGTTGTAGCATACGAATTAAGTGCTGTTCTTAACGCATAATCGCCGATCGGAGCATATAACGTATTAGCTTTATCTTGTGTTAGTAAAGACTTATCGTCATGTGTGATGGTATTAGCATCGAAGGCAAATACATTGTTATTATCTGCATTTTTAAACAAAATGCGATTATTCTCGGATACTACATTATAGCCATTTAATTTAATAGGCGTATTATTAGTAAACGTATACTGACCAGTTAACGTAGCACCTTCTGTTTTCTTAACGAAAGGAGTTAAATCGATATTTTCAGCGGTGCCAGGAGGTCCTTGAATACCTTGAGGACCACGAGGCCCTGGATCGCCTTTATCGCCTTTAGGACCTTTTAAATTGCCTAATCTAATTCTTGCCATTATGTACGCTCCTTATAACTAATATCGACATATAAATCGCCATTATTCTCTAAAGTAAAAGCAATTTCTGGAGTTAAACCGCCCTTACCTTGTGGACCGATTGGACCAGTTATACCTTGAATACCTTGAGCACCTTGAATGCCTTGAGGACCACGTAAGCCTTCGAGTTGTTGTTGTGTAAAGTCACTATACGTAAATGCTCGACCGATAGGACCTTGTGGACCAGTTTCGCCACGAACACCTTGTTCTCCACGAGGACCTTGAGAGCCGGTTAAACCAGTATCACCTTTAGGGCCTTTGAGGCTATTAAGTTGAGATGAAGTGAAATCAGAATATTTAAAGGCGTCACCTTTGTCGCCCTTCGGGCCAGTTTCACCCTTATCGCCTTTAGGACCGCGCAAGGCGCTTAACTGATCTGCTGTAAAGTCGGCATAGACAAAAGGTTTACCTTGCGGACCTTGTAAGCCACGAGGCCCTTGTATACCTTGTGCACCGCTTAAGTCGACTAAGAAGGTTAAGCCGCCTAATTCTTTTACGTAGACTTTGGCATTATCTTCATTATTAGTATCGGCGTTAATTAAAGCTAACTTACCAATTGGTATGTTATCGACATCGGCTTGCATAGCGCTAACAGAAGAATAGGATTTATAAATGGCAAACGGTTCGCCACGATCGCCCTTCGGGCCAGCTTCACCTTTTTCACCTTGTTCGCCTTTAGGGCCGATAATACCACGTTCGCCTTGTGGACCTTGTGGACCTCTTAACGCTTCGAGCTGTTGTTGTGTAAAGTCATCATAAGTAAAGGCATCGCCTTTAGGGCCGGCTGGACCTACAAGACCTTGTGGACCTTTATCGCCCTTTGGTCCTTCTGGACCAGTTAAACCAGGAATACCTTGTGGACCGGCTGCGCCTCTTTCACCTTGTACGCCACGTTGACCTTCTGGACCCTGAATACCACGAGGACCTTCTGGACCGGCTTCGCCACGATCACCACGAGGACCTTTAATAGATTCCAGCTGCGCTTGCGTAAAGTCACTAAATTTAAAAGCATCACCTTTAGGGCCAGCTGGACCGGCTTCGCCACGTTCGCCTTTCGGTCCCGCTTCGCCACGAATACCTTGTTCGCCTTGAATACCTTGTGGACCACGGATATTTAGTACTTCAACGAGTACGCCGTTATCCTTCATAAAGATATGACCGTCTGTAATAGCGACAAATTCATCTTCATTAATATTGTCAGCATCAGCATTCATTTTTTCTACGGTAGAATACGTATGACTCAATGTAAATGATTTACCGTCTTTACCTTGAATACCACGAGGCCCTTGTTCACCACGAGGTCCTTGTACGCCTTGAATACCTTGTTCGCCCTTTGGACCAGTTAAGCCAATATCGCCTTTAGGGCCCGGCTCGCCACGATCACCTTTAAGACCTTGTACGCCTTGAGGACCTTGTGGGCCAGTATAACCAGTTTCGCCACGAGGTCCTTTTATTTTAGCTAGTTCATCTTGAGTCAGATCTGATAAGGAAAAGGTATCACCCTTATCGCCTTTAGCACCTTTTAACGATGCTAACCATTCATCGACGGTACCGGTAAAGCCTTCTTGTTTAGCAATTTCATAAGCAGATAAACCACGAATTTCTTTTAAAGCTTCTTTAGATAAGACAATGTTCTTATCGTGGCCTCTATGTAATTTAATCATTGACTGCACCCTGCTTTCATAGTGAGATCACCATAACAAACGACTTCGTCTTTCTCGTCGTGATCGAGACGAATATCGTAGTAAAATACTTCCTCACTTACATTGTCGTAAGAAAAAATAATAGTCGATGTATCTTCACTATTAATAGATAAGTCAATACAATTCGTATCAGCATTAAATACGGGAGTTAACGTAAGCACGACGCCGCCTTGAGGACTATTGCGTCGTACTTTACAGCTTAGTACTCCTTCTTGATAGCGGATAATCTCCTTAGTACTATCATCTTCGACTTGGATATTAAACACATGATCGTGTCCTTGATATACATCGAGATGAAGATAAGGGATGCCGCCGAATCTAATTTGATTCATATATTAGCTCCTTATTCAAATCTATATGTCGATTTATTATACTTCTTGCCACTAGCCGTATAGATTTCAAACGTATCGTTAGCAACGGCTAACTTAGTTGTAAAATTCATCGTAGAGATTTCCGAATTATCGCCGACGACTAACTTCTTAAACTTAGGACAGTTATTTAAACTAAAGTTATAGCCAACACTATTCTTATAATTAAAACTAGAGAGGTTTAATTCTTCTAATTCTGTACAATTATCGAATACGCCTATACCAATTCTAGTTACGTTCGGAGCTGTTAATTTTCTTAGATTAGACCCATTAAAAGCTGAATTCTGTATCGTATTTACATTAGAGTATATATGTATCGGTTTAATATTCTTATTATCCTTATACTTGTTATATACAATGCTCGTACTTGTCGAATCGTCTTCTATACTATTAATTTTAAAATCGTTAATAGCCTTCGTAACTTCTTCGTCAGTAAGGCCTACGCCTATCGCACTATTAATAGTATCTAACATAGTATCGCTAACTGGAGCCCCTTTAATCTTTTTAATCTCTTCGGCAAAAGAATATAATTTACGGGCGGACGGAACACCTTTAGCTACAATAGCGTCGCCAATATTTTTAATAGAGGTATTTAATTTACGTATTTCGGCAATAACATTATTAGTGTATTGGTCCATAATTAAATACCTCCATTAATTTTCTTTAGCTCGTCGATAACCAACTGGAAGTCACTTTTAACTACGAATTCAGAAGTATCGGCTGAAGGGCCTTGCGGCCCCGGAGGTCCTTGTATACCTTGTAACCCTTGAGGACCTGTTAACCCACGTTCACCTTGAGAACCTCTTTCGCCTTGAAGACCTTGAGGGCCACGTAAGGCTTCCAGCTGCGCTGGAGTAAAATCTCCATATGTAAAAGGTCGTCCTTGAATGCCTTGAGGACCGGCATCACCTTTAAGGCCTTTAAGTTGAGCTAACTGTTGAGGAGTAAAATCAGAATACTTAAATGGTTCGCCCTTCGGGCCGGCTGGACCTACAGGACCTTGTGGACCCATAGGGCCTTGTAAATCTTTTAGCTGTTGTTGCGTAAAATCGTTATACGTAAATGCACGACCGATCGGGCCTTGTGGACCAGCTTCACCTATATCGCCTTTCGGACCTTTGAGACCTTGTAACTGTGATTGTGTGAAGTCATCGTAAATAAATGCTCGTCCAACTGGCCCTTGTGGACCAGCTTCACCTGTATCACCTTTCGGACCTTTTAAGTTGGCTAATTGTTGTGGCGTAAAGTCGGCATACGTAAATGCACGACCGATCGGGCCGGTTTCGCCAATAGGACCAGTATCGCCCTTCGGGCCTTTTAATGCTTCGAGCTGTTCTTGTGTAAAATCAGAATATTTAAATGGTTCGCCTTTTTCGCCTTGCATACCAGCTGGACCAGTATCGCCTTTTGGACCTTGTAAAGCTTTTAGTTGTGCTTCCGTAAAATCTTCATAAGTGAATGGTTCACCTTTCGGACCTGGTTCACCTTGTAAGCCTTGTGGACCTTCTGGACCTATCGGGCCTTGAGGCCCCGGTATGCCTTGAGGTCCACGCATACCAGGAATTAATACTTCGGTCGTCTTAGGTAGTTTTAACGGAATTGGAGTTACTTGTATATTGTTACCCATATATAAATCTCCTAGTGCATACTGACGTCTGGAATAAATGTGATGCTACCCATCATAATTTTATAGGTATATGTTCTGCCGATAACAAATATATCGTAACGACCTTGCTTAATATCTCGAGGCATCGTTAAGCTTAATGCAGAATCTACGTTAATATAAATACGATTATCTCGGATATCGGTTTCGGCTTCGAATAATAGATTGTCATTCGTATCGCGGAATTTACATACGACTTTTGCACCGGTTAAATCGAAGTCGCCTATGATTTCGTATGCACGACTAAAATCGGAGCCAATATACAATGTTTCGTCTTTTCGTTTAACTTGTTCCATTAATAGCTCCTTTATTGTTTATTATCGTCATATGGCTTATATGTAATACCATAGATTTCGATAATACCGCAATTTTGCCACCATGTTTGCCAAATCAATTCCGTCGAAGGGTTAATATTTGTACCATATTCTGGTGGTCTATTGAATGGAAGTAAATTCCATCCTATATCTTCATGAAACAAACTTACGTTTGAACCACTTACAAATTGATAATCAAGAAGCCATGTCGGAATAATTCGTGGTGTTTGTTGAAAACCATCATCGTTACATCGTCTAATTAAGATAGCGTCGAAATTACGATATGATTGTTTCATAACGATAGTACCATTTCCAGGTGATTTGTATTTTTGAGTCAATAACCCCATATCACCACCGTATGCTTTTTCTTTACCGCCAGTATGGTTAACAGTTATATTTCGTACGTCGTTGCCACCATTATCTATTTTCATTTGTTCCCAATCGATTAGCGGAGTAAGTTCTGGTCTAACACGCCAATTATTTTGTGTATATTGACCTAAGTCACTAAATACAACAAGTGGGTTAAAATCTGTCGTTTTATTTTTGCCGTACCAGCCAGGACGATTATAACAACATAAATTAGTTTCTGGTGTAAATTGTGGGTTACCGACGTCCAAATTAGTTTGACCATCAGTAGCGACACTGTCAGAAATGGTATGGAAGCCAGCACCAGCTTTACGTTTAATTTTGATACTAGTTGACGTTTCAAAATTTAAATCACCAGTCATTGTGTCACCGGCTTTTAGTATATAAGATGTATTAAGTTTTTGATTAACGTCATCAGCTAATTTAGCGAACGTAACGGCTTTATCAGCCAATTTCGGAGTCGTTACGTTTAAGTCTTTAATTTTAGGAGTCGTTACAGAACCATCTGGATGGTCGATAGGGTTAGCTTCTTTATGCTTTTTAATAGCATCGCTACCATCGCCAATAGCTTTATCGATTTTATCCCAGTTTTCATTTCGAAGGTTTACATCATATTTTTCTGTTTCGGCTGGTTTAAGCAAGTTAATATTTTTAGTATAAGTAGCCATTATCTAGGTAAGACCTCCTGGTTTAATACAAAATGAGTAAATTGTGCGAGTTCTTTATGTGTATACCGACTTAAATCTATATGACGGTTATACAATAAATCCACATCGTATATCAGATTCATCGGAATTAAATCTTTTAATAGTTTAGATACAGCATCACGTTGTTTCTTAACGCCTAACGATACTTTAAAATGCACGTTATAATTCTTATAATCTTCGACGATCTGATAATTGTCTTTACCGCAAATACCATCGAGTAGTTCTCGTAGCTTAATTTCGGTATAAGGACGTTGACCGGCAAGTGCTAATAAGATATTAAAGCGTCGGTCGTCTATCGTATCGTCTGAAGCCGGAATAATATCCAATAGGGTTTCCCATTGTGATAAGCCGAAACTTTCAGCAGTCATAATAAACTGTTCTCTGAAAATTTCGACCATCGTATTCCATAAGGCTTGCATTTCGATACTTTCGACACGATATAGTTCTTGCATCTCGTTAACGTTACCCGATACTGGAACGGCAAATTCTGATAAGTCGATGATGCGTGTATAGTTATCGAATATAGCCATATATCAATTAGCCTTTCGTTAAAGTAACAGTACCGAGTTTCGGGATTTGATTCGGTTGTAAATCGAGACGCTTAACGCTTTTACCGTTAATCTTAATATCGCCGACATCGACGACTTTATCTAAATCAACAGCCAAAGAAGTGACTACAGAAGTTCTAACCGTTAAGAATTGTTTCTCGTCTTGAGTGGTCCATTCTTTACGTCGAGCTTTCAAACGTTCTTCGATTTTCTTAGTAAGTTCAGCTTGAATTTCACTAGGTTCATGATCGGCTGTCATAACGACAGGGATCTCGTAGTTGATAACGACTTCTTCGGCTGCTTCGACCGTAACAGTATGACCGATAGGTGCTAAACCATAGCCTTTTCCTTGATTAGGAGTCGGATCGAAGACATTTTGTACTTCTTTAACTAGCTCTTGCGATGGTTTATTAAATTCGTTATTTACAAATACGACTTTGACTGTACCGCCACCATTCCAGCATCTGTAAATTTTAGAACCACCAGTACCGCTTACGCTTAATACTTTTTCTTTATAATCAGCACCATTACCACCGTAGGCTTTAGACTTTAATGCACGAATATATCTTTCTCTGAAAGCTTCCGTATCTTCTTCATCTTGACCAGGTACTAATACTTCTGTAATTTGTGCAGATTGTAGTCCAGGAATACTATTAATTGGAGTGATACGTCCTATACAATAATTGCCTTTAGCACCAGGAGTTTCGCACACCAATTTAAACTCATTATTAGATAGGTCGATTGCTTCAGTTACCCTAAAGTTAAGATCTTCGAAGTTAAACCGAGTACCGATATCGACAGCTCGATCGAATACACCTTTAACTTCGGCCGCTGTAGCTTCACGAGGTACGATATTAAATTCGACAGCTCTTAATTCTAAGAAAGCTCGGTCAGCTGTTTTAGCATAGGTTTGTCTTAAAATCACTTGTGCCATAATATAGGCTTCGGCTAATTCGAAGGAGAACGGAGCCAAAGAATCGTATATCATAGATCCTTGTCGTTTATCGTATTTCGTATCGGTTCTAAATAAGGCATCAGCTAATATATTTTCATAAGTTTTATTTTCGTACATAGGCTGTTACCTCTTTATATATATCATTAATCGTGCCGTAGATTGTGTCGCACGAGAATATGCATAATACGTCGCCGCCATTATTAGAAAAACTAAACTCGTATACTTTCGTAATCCGATCGTCAGCTAATAAAGCTTCGGTAATACGCCGTTCGATTTCGGCATATACGTAAGGGATCGGTTCACCGATTAAGTCTTCGAGTTCGATACCGTAATTCCAATCATATATAAGGTATCGATAACGTTCCGTATTAATAATTTTAAAGATAGCTTGTTTCATGGCTTCATAGTCGTCACACATACCGATAATTTTATAATCGTCTTCGTAACGCACTCTGAAGGTATTAGAAGTCTGTTTTTTCGTAACCAAACTGCTATCAAGTTGGTTATAACTAGACATAGGAGTTAGTGCCATTATTTAGTCGTACACCCCGTGTTTGGATTATATACACGATCAATCGCTATATAGCGCTGACCACCAGTTTCTTGAAATAACCATACCTTATCGCCGACCTTAAGACCGTTATGTACTAAGTACTTCTTACGACCTTTATAGTCGTGGTTATGACTAGCAAATTCGGCATCGCCGCCACCACCGGCTCTGTTTTCGGTAACGTGGTCGACACTCATTTCCATCGTCCATTCACACGTATTCTTCGTTAACATGATATGGTCTTCCGGAATGATTAAGGTCGAATCGAGAGCGATCTGAAGAGGCGCTTCCGATACGACGACACCGATTAACATCGTAGCCGGCTTCGTGTTTTCGACAGCCGTTACGGCCGCCGATTTAACCACGCTTAGTATCTTGTTAAAATCGTTTTCCATTATTTAACACCTGTTCGGATAATATGAGTCGGAGGTACGCCGTTACCATAGGCATAGTTAACGTCGCTATAATGAATAACGTAACCTTGCGAGCTACTATTACCGACACACCCGCCAGCACCATCGGCTATTACGACATGTTCATCGCCGTCATAGATAAGGATGTCGCCAGGATTAGCCGCACCGTTAAAGCTTTCGATAGCGTAACCACGGCCATTCATAAATGTTTTTAAGCCCGGTACATCTTTAATACCTTGGTTATAGGCATCGGCTAAATCACTATTAAAATA